TGCAGCAAAGCCTAGACCTGCCTTAATATCCCCGTTATAAGGGATCAAACCTGCTTCTGGCATATAGATATCGAATGCTCCTGCCTGTTCAGTACCCTTTGTAGGCATAATCAGGGAATTGTGGAGTTGTTTAATACGCATTACTGTCCTTTGTTGGGTTGTGTGTTTGTTAAATACGATTGTATATATCTGGAGCAAGACTGAACATGCTAGACCAATCTATTGTTACTGCTGAAGCTGAAACTACACTCACTAAGTGGAAGAATCCACCTACATTGCGTGCGTTAAAGCAGGATTTGGAAGATGCCAAGTCTGCTCATGATGACCAAGTTATCAAGATCAGAGAATGGTTGGATAACCTGAACATCACGGGTAAAGCCAAGGTTGAAACCCCTAAAGGGAATTCAAAGATTGTTCCTAAGCTGATTCGTAAGCAGGCTGAATGGCGGTATGCGGCATTGAGCGAACCTTTCTTCAGTACTGAAGACGTGTTCAATCTCAAGCCAACCACCTTGAATGACCGTAAGGCCGCTCAACAGAATATGTTGGTACTGAATAACCAGTTCAATACCAAGATGGATAAGACTGCCTTCATTGATGAGTTGGTTCGGGCAGCTGTGGATGAGGGTACGGTGATTGTGAAGGTGGGTTGGGAGTTCCAGGAAGAAGAGTATGAGGGGACGTTTCCCCAGGTTGAGTTCAGGGTGAATCCTGAGATGGCTCCAGTGCATGAGCAGTTGGCTCAGATGAAACAGGAGTCACCCAGTCAGTACCAGATGGATGTACCGGAAGAACTCAGGCAAGCCCATGACATGACGGTTGAACAGGGTATGCCCATTGAGCCAGTGGTGATTGGGCAGGTAACAGAGACACGCAAACGCACGCTACAGAACCATCCTACGGCTGAAGTCTGTGACTACCGCAATGTGACGATTGATCCAAGCTGCCAAGGTGTTATTGAAAACGCTGGCTTCGTGATCTACAGCTTTGAGTCTTCGTTATCCAAGCTGAAGAAAGACGGTAAGTACAAGAACCTTGACCAGATCGCCATTGATGGTGCATCCATCCTGAGTGAACCAGACCATGCGGCATCAGAAGGCATGGAGAACTTCAACTTCTCAGACAAGGCACGCAAGAAGATTGTGGTCTATGAGTATTGGGGTTTCTGGGACATTGACGGTACGGGCATTGTCAAACCCATCGTGGCTGCTTGGGTAGGCAGCACACTGATCCGTCTGGAAGAGAACCCATTCCCTGATAAGCAGTTGCCTTTCGTGGTGATTCAGTACTTGCCAGTGCGTAAGAGCATTTACGGTGAACCAGATGGTGTCCTGATTGAAGACAACCAGAAGATCGCAGGTGCTGTGACACGCGGCATGATTGATGTCATGGGCAAGTCTGCCAATGGTCAGACAGGTGTTCGTAAAGATGTCCTGGATGCCACCAATCGACGCAAGTTCGATAAGGGTCAGGACTATGAATTCAATGCCAATGTGGATCCACGGCAAGGCATCTACATGCACGTGTTTCCTGAGATCCCCCAGTCAGCACAGTTCATGCTCAGTCTGCAGAACATGGAAGCTGAGTCATTGACAGGTGTGAAGTCCTTTAGTCAAGGCATCTCTGGTCGTGGTTTGGGTGATGTGGCTGTAGGTGTCCGTGGGGCACTGGATGCTGCTTCCAAACGTGAACTGGGCATCCTTCGTCGGATCGTTGGCGGGATGGTGAAGATTGGTCGCAAGTTCATCAGTATGAATGGTGCGTTTCTATCTGATGTGGAAATCATCCGTATTACTGATGAAGAGTTTGTGGCAGTACACCGGGATGATTTGGCAGGTAACTTTGATCTGCGGGTATCTATTTCCACGGCAGAAGAAGATAACAACAAGGCAGAAGAACTGGCATTTATGTTGCAGACGATGGGCAATAACATGGATCCTGATCTATCCAAAATGATTCTGGGTGATATTGCACGCCTGCGCAAGATGCCTGACCTAGCCAAGAAGATTGAAGATTACCAGCCACAACCCGACCCCATACAGCAGAAACGTGCTGAGTTGGAACTGGCATTACTAGAAGCACAGGTTAATGCTGAAAATGCCCGTGCACAGCGTGATATGTCTGCTGCTCAATTGGATGGTGCCAAAGTGGGTACTGAAGGTGCCAAGGCTAACCATTTGAAGAGTGATGCTGACCTGAAGAACCTTAATTTTGTTGAGCAAGAAAAGGGTGTTACTCAGGAACGTGACCTACAGAAAGCAGGAGAACAAGCCAGAAGTAATCTTCAACTGAAGTTAATGGATCATCGGATGAAGGCTGAAGACCGTAAGCATGAATTAGTTAAGGATTATTTGAATAGACGTGATACTAAGAAGTAATGTTACACTCTGCGCCATACTAATTAGTAGTAACCAACTTAACTCAAGAAAGCACTGGTAGAAACCAATATGTCAAACACAGAAGCGTTGAAAGAGATTGAAGCCAGCATTGAACAAGCTAGTAAGCTCGTTGAGTTTGGTTCAGCAATCGAACGGCTCGCAACTAACCGCGACTTCAAGACAGTAATCAGTAAGGGTTACTTTGAACTGGAAGCTATCCGACTTGTGCACCTTAAAGCAGATGTCAATATGCAATCTGCTGATGCTCAAGCCTCTATTCTTCGACAGATGGATGCTATTGGTTCACTGAATGATTATCTGCAGACTAAGCTGCAGTTAGCAGGGATGGCTAAACGGTCAATTTCCGTAAATGAAGAAGCACTTGAAGAGATGCTGATTGAGGAACTTGCATGATGGCTGATTACCTGAATATGTCGGATGAGGAATTGGCTAATGTGGATACCAGTGTGCTGGATACACCTGCTGAAGTAACACCTGCACCTGTGGTTGAGGATGCTCCTGCTGAGGTTGTGGAAGATACCAAAGAAGAAGTTGCAGAAGATACGGCTGACTTGGTTTCTGACAAGGTTGAAACTGACTCTGGGGATTCTGCTGATGAGCAAGTAGACAAAGATACACAGGCTACCCCAGACAAAGAACCTGTCAAGGAAGATGTCAAAGAACCAGCAGACAAAGCTGTAGATGTTGACTACAAGGCAGCTTATGAAAAGCTCTTTACCCCATTCAAAGCAAATGGGAAAGAAATTGCAGTCAGCAATGTTGATGATGCAATTTCACTTATGCAGATGGGCGCTAATTACAACAAAAAGATGGCGGCTCTGAAACCGAATCTGAAGTTGATGAAGCTGTTGGAAAACAACGGCATGTTGAGTGAAGAAAGAATTAGCTTTTTGATTGACCTGGAGAAAAAGAATCCAGAAGCAATCAGTAAGCTGGTAAAGGATAGCGGAATGGATCCTATGGATCTTGACGCTGATAAAGCAAGTGAATACAAGCCAAAGACTTATACGGTTGATGACCGCGAGATGGAACTGGATACGGTGCTTGAAGAGATTCAAGGAACACCTTCGTACAACCGGACTCTCGATATTGTCAGCACTAAGTGGGACGGCCCTAGCAAACAGGTAATCGCGGGTTCACCCCAACTGTTGAAGGTAATCAATGACCACGTTCAAAGTGGCATTTATGACACCATCATCAAGGAAGTAGAACGCGAGCGCGTGTTTGGTCGCTTGACTGGTTTGTCAGACATCGAAGCCTACAGGCAAGTTGGTGATGCAATTCAGAGTCGTGGTGGGTTTGCTCCTGTGGGAAACCAAGGACAACAAACCCCCAAGCCTGTGGTTGTAGTACCGAAACCTAGCACGGTTGATGAAGATAAGCTGCGTGAAAAAAGGCGAGCTGCTGGCTCCACGAAACCTGCTGGTGTATCTGCACCCGCAAAGGATTTCAATCCACTGGCTATGTCGGATGATGAATTCGACAAGCAGGTTAATAGTAAGTTTCTTTAATTTTTAGGAAAATATCATGGCTTTTACTGGCGCACAATACAAAGACCCCGCTGGCGGTACCGCCTCCACGGTTTCTACTTCGCTGACCAACGGTGGTCAGATGAACACTCAGTACTATGAGAAGAAAGCTCTCATTGAACTGAAAAAGGAACAATACTTCAGCCAGTTGGCTGATACCACTTCCATGCCCAAGAACATGGGTAAGAAGATCAAGCGTTACCAGTATCTCCCGATGCTCAACGATGCCAATCTGAATGATCAGGGTATTGATGCTGCTGGTGTGGATATCACGTCTACCCAGTACTACGCTCAGTTGCCCAACTTGGTGATG